ATGGATCAATCCCAACGAGCAGGGATCTGCTTCCGAGGAATAAAGTATGCGCCGTTACCATCGCAAGCAAAATTCCATCGTTCCGAGGCGAGATTCAAAGGCTTCTCCGGGCCGATCGGCTCAGGCAAGAGTCAGGCACTTTGCCAGGAAGCACTCAAGCTTAGTTATGTGAACGCGGGGCGGGTCGGGTTGATCGGAGCGCCGACCTACCCGATGTTGCGCGACGCGACTTTGGTCACTTTGTTCGAAATTATGGATGCGAACTTCATTCCGTATGAGTACAGCAAGGGCGATAACGTGCTGACCATGACAGATACGGGATCGCGCGTTCTCTGCCGTTCCGTGGATGAGTTTGAACGCCTGCGCGGAACCAATCTCGCGTGGTTCGCTTTGGACGAATTGACCTACACGCCCGAGGCGGCGTGGCTAGTGCTCGAAGGCCGCTTACGAGATCCGAAAGCGCAGCGTCTGTGCGGATTCGGCGTCTGGACACCGAAGGGATTTGATTGGGTTTACAGAAAGTTCATTTCAGAACCGCGCCGCGGATACGATACGACTCTCGCTCAGCCTTTCGAGAATCGTTATCTTTTGGAACAGATTCCGGACTTTTACGACCTCTTGAAGAGCAGTTACGATGAGGCCTTTTTTCAACAGGAAGCGCTGGGTAGGTATCTTAACGTCCAGGCGGGGTTAGTCTACTATGCTTTCTCCCGACAAGAGCATGTAACCAAGAATCACGTCCGCGACGAGGTGCCGCTTCTCTGGGCGCTCGACTTCAACGTGGATCCCATGTGTTCGGTAGTGGCGCAGATTGTCGGCGGAACCGTATATGTACTGGACGAAATCGTCCTTCGTCACTCCAGCACGTTACAAGCGTGCCATGAATTTCAGCGTCGTTTTCCCAGCCACTCTCGGGGAGTGGTCGTCTATGGAGATGCTTCCGGAAATATTGTCCACACTACCGGGAATTCTGACTACCACATTGTGCGCGAGTTTTTCGCAGCAAACTATTCCGACTCGCTCCAGTACAAGGTTCCCAAGGCGAACCCTAGCATCCGCGATCGCGTGACTCTGACGAACACCAAGCTCAGGAACGCCGCCGGCGATATCCAGCTACGCATCGATCCAAAATGTGCGGAGCTGATCAAAGACTTCGAGCAGGTTTGCTATAAGGCTGACAGCACGGTCCCGGATAAGGAGAAAGATCGCCGAAGGACGCACGTATCCGACGCTCTCGGGTACCTGCTCTGGCAAGAGTGCCGGCCGTTGGCGCAAATTGGAGACCGTGGCAGGCGCCTGTTCTGATGCAGCATATCAACGTCGAACATCCGGATTATGTACGGTCGCGAGGAATGTGGCGCAAGTACCGCGATCTGTATACGGGTGGCGAACAACTGCGCGAACGCGCACCGGAGTACCTGGTCAGACGAAGTAAGGAACCCAACGACGTCTACTTCGAGAGGTTGGCCCGGGTTTTCTACGAAAACTATATCGGCTCGATCATTGACTGGTATGCAGCCACGCTTATGCGCAGGGAACCGATCATTACGTTCGAGGGGACCAATGAGAGTGGTAAGCACTTTTACACCCTGTTCTGGGATGACTGCGATCTCAAAGGAACTCCCCTGGCAGAGTTCTTCCGTCAACAACTTGTGCAAGCCCTCGTATCCGGAAGAAGTTATATCGTCGTAGACTTTCCGCGCGTTACGGTTCCAGTGACAAACCGGGCGCAAGAGGACGCTGTTGGAAAGTCCAGGGCCTTTCTAGCGGATTACGCTCCCGACGAAGTGATCAACTGGAACCACGACGTCAACGGCCAACTCGAGTGGGTGGTTCTACGGACGTCGTGTCTTCGCCTGGCAGAGACCGGAACTGACAACTGGAAAACAGAGACGCGTTGGATCTACTACGATCGCGAACACTTCCGCATTTACCGATCGACCTTGGAGCAAACCGGCCGTTCCGGCGGAATAGAGCTTGTGGACGAAGGAAGGCATGGTCTCGCGGCGCAGCACCGAGTGCCCATATTTCAGATCCGGATCTCAGACGGTCTCTGGCTGATGAACAAGGCAGCCCTCTTGCAACTGGAGCACTTTAACAAATCAAACGCCCTTGCCTGGGCGCTAACGATGGGCCTGTTCGCGACTCCAGTCATCTATTCCGAAAGGGAATGGAGTCAAATCGTCGGCGAGTCTTACTACATTCAACTCGGCCCTGAAGACCGTTTTGGATGGACGGAACCAGAAGGTCACGTTTTTCAAATAGCTGCGGATAATCTGGAGCGCTTAAAAGACGAAATCTACCGTGTGTGTTACCTCATGGTACAGGCTGGTGGGACAAGTTCCTCCCTCTCCAGTCAATCGGGTCTCAGCAAACAGCGCGACTTCGGGATTACTCAGGAGGTGTTACGCGCATATGGGGACACGATCAAGCATACGATCAAGCAGATCCTGAGCGCGATACAAATCGCACGCGAGGATGGCCTTGCAATTGATGTGTCCGGTCTCGATGAGTTCGATATTGGGGATTTCAGCGTCGAACTCGACGATGCCAAAAAACTGCTGGATTTGGGAATCCAGTCGGACACGCTGAAAAAGCAGATGTTCAAGAAACTAGCATTTAAGTACTTCTGTGATGTTGGCCAGGACCTAAAAAACAAGATCGCCGATGAGATTGATCGATCTATCGGCATATCGGGTTAATGGAAGGTGTGATTATGGACGAGACAAAAGATAAGGTTTCGGTTGGGCCACGCGTCGACATACCGTCGCTGGTAAGACAGGTAGCAGAAGAATTCACACGAGCGCAACAGACGAAAACAGAACCGGCGTACAAGATCGAACTGCAAGAAGAGCGCAAAAGACGAGAGCAATTGGAAAAGCGGGTCAACGACCTGGTCGAAGAGAACAAACGCAGTCGGCAGATGGCCGACGAAGCAGAGCGCAGTGCCACAATTCGTGCCGAGCTACAACGGCTGGGCGTCGGTAAAGTCGATTTGGCGTTCAAAGCGGTCAAGGACGACATAGGCCGCGCGGAGGACGGGCGGCTCGTTGCCAAGACGGATAGTGGTGACTTGGGGCTCAAGGAGTATCTAACTGGGTTCGTAAACTCCAATCCTGAGTTCCTGCCAGCAAGAATTGCAGGCGGTTCGGGAATCCCGTCGCCCCAGAAAGACGCATCCGTAGGGGGAGGCAGCGTAGATATAGATAAGATCCGACCCGGGATGAGCGCAGATGACTTGGAGCGAGCACGGCAAGAGATCGCCCGCATCGCCTCTCGTACGCTCCAGGGTTCGTAGACCAAACAATAAACACAGGAGAAAACTAATGCCAGCAATTACGTCCTCTAATGTCGCCACTGCAATCGTCAAGCTCGTGGCGGCAGATGCTCTGCCCGCCCTCGTGGGAAATCTGATTCTGGGCAACCTGGTTAACCGAGACTATGAGCCTACTCTGGCGCAAGCAGGCGATACGGTCAACGTACCTATTCCACCTACCTTGGTGGCAAACAACATCGCAGAGGGTGGCAGCGTCAATCCCCAGAACCCGAACATCGGAAACGCGCAGATCGTGCTGAACACTCATGTTGAGGCCACGTTTCAGATTCCTGACGTCACCAAGGTCCTCGCGGTGCCCGATTTACTGCGCGTGTACATGCAACCAGCAGTGATAGCGATAGCGGAGCGGATTGAGACTGACCTTCTCGGCTTGTATGCCAGTTTCACTGCCAACACGCCGGTCGGTATCGCGGGTACGCCGATTACTGAGGCGGTCATTGATAGCGCGGAAACTGCGCTATTCTCTGCAATGGTCCCGCCCACGCAGCCTAAGTATCTCGTAGTAGACAGTAATACGTACTCACAAATGCGACAAATCCCCCGCTTCAGTGAGTTTCAGACTGCCGGTGAAGGCGGCCTACGAGCATTGATAGACGGGACGTTTGGGAAAATCAAGGATTTCTTTGTGTTTCGATCGCAGTTCATCGCAAAGACCGGGAGCGCGCCCATTACGACCCATAATCTTGCATTCGTGCGTGACGCAATTGGCCTGGTGATTCGACGGCTACCACAGCCACTCCCTGGCACGGGTGCGATCGCTGAGTATGCAGACCTCGGTAACTTTGGCATGCGTGTGATCATGAGTTATCGGCCTGATACGCTCTCCCAACAGTTCACTGTTGACGTCTTATATGGCGTTGCTCCGCTCAGGAACAATTTTGCCGTTCAGGTGAACTCGTAACGGTCAGCAACACGACGGTCACATCGTGATACCCAGAAATCGCATGGAGAGAACGCACCGATGAATCTTAAAACTTACTACCAAAAGATCCGAGACGTTGAGCATACTCTTGTGGAGCCATTCGCGGTCCTCGTTAGCCATGCCACGCCCGATGGAGGTAGGGAGGGTATGCTCATCGAAGTGCCCTCCCAGCTGGCTGCAAAGATGATCGCCGACGGACGTGCCCACCTTGCCGGCACCGAGGAGACACAGAGTTTCCGGCAGAAGGCGGCGGAGGCAAAGAAGGCCGCCGACGAGGAAGTGATGGCCAGCAAAATGCAAGTCACCATTGTTCCAACCGCAGAACTCAAGCGCTCTGCCAGATCCGGAAAAGAATGAGAGGAAGAGCGGATAACTAATGGCGCTGTTTACGGACGCGGTCATTTCGACGCTAGACCAGCTGGCAACACAGGACACGGCCGTCCTAGATGTGGCTAGTGCGGAGGGTATTGACGCTACTGGGAAGCTGTCGCTGGCCCAGGACGAGGTCGGCGCGCAGATCGTCGGGGCCGGAGCGCGGTCACCCTTCTCACCCGCTACTTCTTCAATCTGGTGGCCGGGGATGATTCTCACCTCCTCCGTGCAGCTAGGGAACATCGTCGTGACCCCTCCTCTGCTGATGTGGCACACATTTCACACGCTTGAGCTAATTTACAGAGACGCCTACTACAACCAGTTGAACGATCGTTATCTTGGGAAGTGGAACGCGTACAAGGATCTTAGCAAATGGGCCGCAGGCCTGCTATTTCAGACGGGGGTGGGCATCGTGGCCGATCCGGTTCCAGTCGCACAAACACCGCAGGTAACTACACAAGCGGGAACGTTCGGAGCTGCGACCTATTTCGTTCAAGTGTCGTGGCTGAATTCGCGTGGCGAAGAGGGCTTGGCTAGCGCGGTCGCGTCTACCGCCACTTCAGACAACAGTGGGATACTAGTGACACCCACCAGCCCACCAGCGAACGCGACCGGATGGAATGCTTACGTCGGCGGCTCGATTGATTCGATCGTGCTGCAAAATATGACGCCTATTGTGATGAACGAGCCGTGGGTTCTGCCAGCAACCGGATTAGTCCCCGGAGCATCGCCCGGCACAGGGCAGGCTCCCAACTACTTTCGACAATTTCCACGGTACCTGCAGCGAGGATAACGGATTGAACAGCATTGCCGCGTCGGCTACCTTGAAACTCGTTCAGTTGCTGACAGCACCGGCAGGACTTAACGCCGCAATCTCGACTCTGGCGCAGGAAGCCACTCTACCCTTGCAGCCGGTGGCGACGAAGCAGTTCTTTACGAACAATGTTACTAGCGAAATTGCAGAGAAAAGCGAAGAGGTGAAGTATACAGCTGTTTACGTCTATTGTGAGAAGATCGCAAATACGCTGGACGAAAAATTCAGGAGTTTTTCCGGGCACCTGCAGATGGTCATCGAGGTCCGAGTCTCACAAGACCGCATCGACGGAGTAGAGCAAAGCGCACAGCTGTACACAGAATCGGTGACTCAGACATTAAATCAGAGCCGTGGAGACTGGGGCCAAGGGTTATTCTATGCAGGCACGTACGACGTCACGTTTGGGCCAGTCAAGCATGGCGGCAAGAACTTCATCAAGAGCGTGAAGGTAAGCTTTCCGGTCGAGGCCAGCGTCAGTTAGGTGATGTGGGATGTCGGTGTATATTTCATCAAACGCAAATCGCTTTTATTGCTCCGCTGAGAACGCCTACGGACAGGTGGCCGCCATTACGCAGGCGAATCGTATCCCCGCCGTAAAACTTAGCGCTAAGCAGCAGCTAGAGGTTACCACTCGGAAGGACAAGACAGGCAGTAGAACGTTCGCTGGATTACCACCGGGTGGGCGACGAAAGACTACGTTTGATCTAACTACTTACCTGACCGCGTGGGATGTTACGACTGTTCCGCCGAGTTATGGCCCACTATTTCAGGGGGCCCTTGGCGGCAGCCCTCTCTTGTTTTCAGGTGGCATGGTTGGCGGGAGCGCGACGACCACGACCCTGCAATTTGCCACGCCACATGGGCTCACGTCGGGGCAGGCTGTTAGCTACTTAGGAGAGCTTCGTTTCGTGGCAGCAGTCGTGGACGGCTTGTCGGTTTTAATCAACGCTCCATTTTCGAATATGCCAGTGGCTGGTACTACAATCGGTCCGACGGTTACGTACTTTCCAGCGACCAATCTTCCGAGTGTTAGCATTTTTGACTACTGGTCGCCAAGTACAGCCGTGCATAGGATATTGTACGGGGCTGGGGTCGATAAGGTCGCGATAAAGGTGAATGGCGATTTCCACCAATTTCAGTTTAGCGGAGTGGCACAGGACTTAGCGGATAGCGCGAGTTTTTCAAGCGGAGTTGGCGAACTGACGACATTCCCGGTCGAACCGACCGTGGGTGCGTTCGACTATTCCATCGTTCCCGGCAACCTCGGGCAGGTATGGCTGGGCAGCATACCAAGTCAGTTTTTCACGCTCACGGATGCACAACTAGTCATCGGGAACAACTTGGATGTACGGGCACAGGAGTTCGGTTCGAGCTTGCCGTTGGCTCTTGCGCCAGGTACGAGGAATGTCGCGATACAGTTCGAGCTTTACGAGCAGGACGATGCGTCGACGCAGGCACTATACCAGGCCGCAAAACAACAATCTCCGATCAGTGCAATGATTCAACTCGGGCAGCAACCGAATCAGTTGTTCGGAGTCTATCTCCAGAGCGTGTTGCCGGAAGTGCCCGAGTACAACGACAGTAATGCACGATTGCAGTGGAGCTTTGCAAGTTCCCGCGCACAAGGAACGGTTGACAATGAGATTATCGTCGCATTCGGCTGAAGCATGACATACGAGAGTTCGACTCAGGTTGAATCCAAAGTCAGACCCGGCGTCACGTTTGTGATTGTAAAGATGTCTTTTGGGCGCCGGATGGAGTTGGTTCGGCGCATCCGCGAGTTGGCGCTTCGTGGCGAGTTTCTGAATTCCGGAACGTCTACGGAAGAGAAACTAGAAGCGGCACTTCTATCGGCGCAAATCGACCAGCTTTACGTCAGCTGGGGATTGCGGGAATTGATTGGACTAGAGGTAGATGGCCACGCGGCGACGCCAGAACTTTTGGCATCGACGGGGCCTGAAGACTTGTTCCGGGAGGCGGTCGCCGCTATCAAGGCCGAGTGCGGGCTAAGCGAGGCCGAAAGAAAAAACTGATTGTCGCCTTCCACTATCAACTTTCGAACCCCGCCGCGTGGAAGTGCGACGAATGCAGGAAATCAGGGCTGGAAATCCGGCGAAGGTGCGGTTGGATACCCGTGACAAATGGGGCGCAGACCCAGGTCGTGTGGGCGAGGGGACCGGTGGCGACGGATATTTGTCCGAAGTCATTGATCACGGCCCAGAGCATCGGGTGGATTGAAGAATTCCTGGTCTGGAAGCGACTGGGTCTGGTGCTTGACGCAGACGCACATGTTCGCCAAGTGGAAGCATTCCTGATCCTCGAAGAGCAACTCTTAGCGGAGCGACAACGTGCCACAGGATAGGGCCAGCCAGCAAGGACCTGCAGAGTTTGGGTCCAGCAACTCCAACCTAAGTGAACTGCTGAGTAACGTTTTGCCGCAGACGGTATCAAACCTCAGCGATCAGCTAGCGCAACTTACGCAAGGCATTGGTTACCTGACTCCGGCGAGCGAAATGCAGGCGCAAGCACTTCTAGCGAATACTCAGGCGCTGGCAGAAAATACAACCTCTCACACCTCGGGCGGCGTGGCAAGTACGCTGGGCGGCATCGCATCCTCACTAACGGGAGGCCTGTTATCGGTGTCACCCATTCTATCGGGGATCATGAGCCTATTCGGAGGTGGCGAGTCAAGCTCTCCGCCCACATTGACACCGTTCTATCTTCCACCCACAGTCAATTTCCAAGCGGCTAATACAACCGGGGCCGTGGGACCGCAGCTACCAGGAGCAGACTTCGGTCAAACCGGACAGCCGCGTGCCATGACTCAGGCTCCCGCGGCGCAGATTACGGTTCAAGTCCAGGCCATGGACAGCCGTTCTTTCATGGACCACAGCAGTGACATCGCACAGGCGGTGCGCGATGCCATGCTGAACATGCACTCGATTAATGACGTTATCACTAATTTGTAGATGCCGGCCGCCTTTCCCGTCCTTAAGACCGGAGCAGTTGTCCAATACCCGGCAACCAAAACGACTCAGTACTCGAGCTTTGTCGTCCGTTTCATGGACGGCAACGATCAGCGCTACCGGCAGTACGCCCCAGCCCTGCAGCGCTGGACCATCAAGCTGAACCTGCTGGATGAAGGGGAACTGTACGCGCTCGATCAGTTCTTCAAGACCCAGGAAGGTGGCTTTGGCACCTTTTCGTTTGTAGACCCCTGGACGCAGACGGCGTACCCGAATTGCAGCTTTGAACAGGATGTTCTGCCCTACCAACTGACGGAAGCGTCACGAGGTACGCTGAGCGTTGTCGTGGTGGAGAACCGAACTTAGATGCTCTACTTTCCCCAACTCGCGTCGGGAACGGTGGGACAATATCCTGTAAGCAAAAACCTAATTCAACGTACAATTACGAACACAGTTCCCGACGGTAGCGTGGTCAGGTATGCAGATCCGGGTGCGCCGTTCGTGCAATGGACCTTGCAGTTTCAGGGATTGGCGGATTCAGAGATCGCAACTCTGCAGCAGTTCTTTGCCACATGCGAAGGTCAATTAAACGCCTTTACTTTTACGGACCCTCTAGGTAATCTCTTGCTGTGGAGTGAAGACTTCACGCAGCCTGCCTGGGAAAAAAGCACGCTTCTCCAACTCACGACGGGTCTAAGTGACCCGAACGGAGGTACGTCAGCCACGCACGTTACGAATCCGACGGGTGCGGATTTGACACTCCAGCAATCCGTCAGCGCGCCGGGATGGTACTGCTACGCGTTGAGCGTGTATATACAAAGCCAGATCCCAGTGAATGTCTCATTGGCGAGCCAGACAGGGGGAGTTACAAACACAAGCCAGTATACGGCTTCCGCAGCGTGGCAGCGGGCCAGCCTTTCCGGTCAGGCGAACACCACGGCTGATGCCGTCACAGTAGGGGTCACGATTCCTGCGGGACAGTCGGTGACCGTGTTCGGATTTCAGCTCGAAGCGCAGCCTGCTGTCTCACCGTATAAGCCAAGCTACGAAGTGAGCGGCATCTATACGAATGCTCACTTCAGCGGGGATGCACTGACCGTCACGACGACGGCACCTAATCGAAATCAATGCACGTTGGCAATTACTGCCCACTAAGTTATGGCCAGCGCCGTATTTCAAGTCAAGGAGCAGGCAGTAACCGATACGCCCTTACTCCTGTTCGACTGCCAGCTGCAGAATGGCCAAGTGGAGAGCTGGTCGACCCACCCGGTTACAGTATCTGGTAACAACTACCTAGCCCGAGTTGTGCGGCACAACCTCTACGAAATTCAAACGGCGTCTAACCAGGGGGTGGACGCGATTCCAAAAGTCTCGATTTCCCTTGCCAACGCGGATTCACATTTCTCGGAGTGGGAGCGGAGCGTGGGCTTCAAAGGCGCCACGTTGACCGTCAGCTTCGTTTTCTTTGACCTGATACAGAACGGAGCCACGACGCCGATTATCACCCTATTTAAGGGCGTCTGTAATCCCCCGGACGAAATAACAGAATCCACATTTCGGCTCACGGCAATCAACTGGATGAACATGCAGCGCGTGCTGCTGCCGCAAGTGCGTGTGCAGCGGCGTTGTCCATGGAATTTCCCGTCAAACGTTGCGCAGAGGCAAGAGGCTGTAAATGGCGGGACCGCCGGAGAGTACTCGCCGTATTACCACTGCGGTTACTCTCCGGATGTTCCCGGGGGAACAGGGAATCTGTCTGGCAGCACGCCTTATACGACGTGCGGTTACACGCGAACGGATTGCCAATCACGAGGGATGTTCTCTCAAGACCACGCCCTGAATACAACGCAACGCTTTGGCGGCATCGAGTTCGTGCCTTCGTCGATTTTGGTTCGCAGTTATGGTGAGCAAGGTCGTCACTGGACCCCGGTCTTGGACAATGTCGCCGAATACAACGATTTTGTTCCGTTGGTCTATGGGACGGCATGGTACACGCCAGGTATCGTATTCGCACGAAATGATGGCAACCTAACGCGTATGGAGGTGCTGCTGGGGTTGGGTGAGATCAACCAAGTTGTTACTGTCTTGGTCAACGGCCTGGTTATCCCAGTCGGGCAAGCCGGTAAGAATATGACCGGGACTGGTTGGTTTAACCTGTTCAGCTCGGGGGCTCGGACGGGTGGGTTCAACCTGGACTTTACCGACCAGAACGGCAATCCGCTGGGCGACCCTTACGGGAGCATGGCAGCGCTTTCAGTGGTGGTGCCGAACGAGATCAATAATGGGAGCAGCCTACCCACGATTGAAGTATTGCTCGAAGGGCTGAAACTGAACACGTATGCGGCAGACGGAACTCTTGTCAGCAAGGTGTTTACTAACAATCCAGCATGGATTTTGCTGGATATTCTGCTGCGGTGCGGGTGGGACCTGAGTGAAATTGATGTAACAAGCTTTGCGACCACCGCTGCCTACGCCGATCAACAGATCGAGACTCAGGACCTGAATGGAAACACGATTACCATTCCGCGGTTTCAATGTAATCTCGCTCTAACGTGGTCACGGACGGCAGGCGACATTATTCGAGGCATCCGCAATGCGTGCCGACTATACCTGACTTACGGAACGACGGGGTTGTTGCGCCTGTGCGTGGAAAACACATTTGCATTACAGCAGCCGACACAACTCAGTTGGAGCAATAGTACCGCGGTCTACAACGGTGGATGGCCGAGTTACGAATTTACAGACGGATCTTCGGGCGCCGCAAACATAGCACGCAAAGCAAATGGCGCCTCAAGTTTGAGCCTTACCAGCCAGAACATCACAAATACTCCAAATTGGCTCACGGTTGAGTTTCAAGATTCGTTGAACGGTTATCAGCAGGATAGTTTTACTCTGTACGATACCGACGACATCGCTTTGACGGGCCAACAAATCACCACGACACTGATGGCGCTCGGCCTTCCGAATTACGATCAGGCATCGCGGATTCTGGCGTACAACCTAGACCGGGCGATCCGTGGGAATGTCTTTGTCACGCTTCAAACCAGCGTAAAGGCCCTGGGAATTCAGCCAGGTGACCTAATTACGCTGACATACATGAAGGAGGGCTTTGAACGACAACCCTTCCGCGTCATCAAGATCGCGCCCGATCTGAACTACCGCACGGTGGTCATCACGGCACAGATCCATGATGACGCATGGTACGACGATACCAACGGACAGACCTCCGGCAACTCAAGCGCACAGCTGCAGCCAGGGTCGGAAGTCGGCCTCCCGCGGCCGTTAATCGGAACGGTACTCGACGCAAACGGCGAAGTTGAGTTTGGGATAACAGAAACAGCGGCACGGGCGACCGACGGAACCGCGCTGGTGGAGGCCGTGGTGGCATTCTCGGTGCCGGCCGGGGTTTCGGCAAGCGCGCCGGGAGTACCGCTGGTAGGTCTATCTCCAACGATCGCGGTGACTGGCGGGACGCTGGGTGGCGACACGACCTTGTACTATGCGGTCAGCGCCATGAGCGCCACGGGGGCGGAAGGCAACTTGTCATTCATCGTGCGGGCGTCGATTCCGGCAGGACCGAATACAAATGCAGTCTCCCTGACTGGCCTTAGCTTTCCATCGGTGGCCGCGACATTCAACGTGTACCGGGGGCTGAATCCGGCGGAGCTTTTCCGAATTGCGACCGGTCAAGTGATCGCGGCACAATTCTCGGATATAGGGTTGGCCGAGCAAATCGCGCCGCCACCGGACTCCAACTTCGACCATGCGAATTTCTATTGGCGGCTGGAACTACAGCCGGAATACACGGCAACGATCGCTTCAGCAGATTCGGTGGGCAACGATACGCTGGAAATGCAGTCCAACACCTACCAGGGAATGGTAGTGCGCATAACGCGCGGGCAAGGCGAAGGGCAAGAACGCGCGATCGTATCAAACACCACAACGACGCTGCAGCTAAGCGCCAATTGGGACACGACTCCGAACTCTTCAAGTTACTTCGTGGTTGCGGAGGCAGGGTGGCATGCGGCGGCGAGTGGGAATACGAGCCCAGTGCAATTTCAGATTCCGAACCGAACGGGAGCGACGATCCACATAACGGGCCGAGCGGCAAATGCACAAAATGAAGAAACACCGGTTGAGTTATGCACGGTAACACGGTGGGTAATTGGCGGGTCAGGAGCGACCGATGCTGCGGCGCCGCCCGTACCATCCTTTGGGCTGGGCATCTCGCAGGTGAGCGGCGGCACGCTCGATCTTACAGGGGTCAGTTTCACAGACCTGACAAATACGCACACCATCACGGCGGGAACACTAGCGATCTACTATTGGCCGGAACTGACACCAGTGCAGCCTACAACTTTGGCCCAGACAGCGGCAGCCACGGACACAACCATCAGCCTCAGTGCAGCGGGAGCGGCGGCGGTGGGCACCATGATCCAACTCGAAGCCGAGGTAGTACAGGTTGCGGCTGTGTTGAATAACGGTATGCAGTACCAGATCACACGGGGAATAGACGGGTCAACGCCGGCATCGCACGCCGCGGGCGTAACAGTCTACGAACTTACGCAGACGATTGTCCTCGTGCCGTTTGCCGAAGATTTCTTCGGTAGCCCATACAGTGGTAACTGGAGTTATCCGATCCTGCTGGCCGACTGCCGAGTCGTGAGTGCGGAGTTATTCGTGACGAACATGATGGGAAACAGCCCGACGGGGTCGATCTGCCTGACGCAATTCACCGATTACGGACTGCGGACACTTTCCGGCGGTCAATTCTCATTTCAAGTGGATGGGTTTCTGGCGATCGAGACCGGCGCGACTCCCGATATCATTGTGGAAAGCTCGCATTCGGTGCGGGATGTCTATGCCATTGTCGGTCAGGCGCCTTCGGGCGGGTCGATTGAACTGCAAATCAATCAGAATGGCGCGGCGTATTGTACGCTGACGATTCCGGATAGTACGACTCTTTCGAATTCCGTTGACGGCGCGGCGTTACCGTTTCTGAAGGCAGGAGCCCAGCTCAGCCTGGATATCACGATGGTCGGATCGACGAATCCGGGGGCGGATTTGACGGTTGTGATTCGGTTGTAATTCTGCCATTATGCGCGGACAGGCAGGCATGCCGGTCCCATTTTCATGAGTAACACTTTACAGAAGCTACGGCCGGACCGCGATCTGCAATGTTACTTCTTAACGCCGACTGCTGTGGCAGCACTAAGCGGTACGAGCGCGACAGGATTCACTATCTCGGGGAGCTGGCGGCAGCAGTTTGACTGGGCCGTGCTCGAGTGGAACCGGGACAATGTTTTTGAACACCCGCTGTTCCGGAACTTACCGGACGGCGACCTCAGCGGACTTACTCTCACCTACCAGGAAAGCCGCCAGAACTGCGTCCCGATCGACTCCAATCTGTATCCTACGGTAGATTGGCCGACGCTGCGTGTTTGGACGGACGCAACGCCAGCAGATTATCCCTATAAGATCCCATTATTTCCGCTGGCGACTGCGGTTGTTGGCGGATATACTCCCGCGACGGCAACCTTTACGTTGCAGGGCACGGTGACAGCAGGCGATTACGTGGAACTGGCGTGGTCGGAAGAGCACTATACGTACCAGATGCAGACGGGGGATTCGCTGGCAACGGCGACGGCGTATATCGTAACCCTGATCAAGGGCAGCTCGACGACGATGACGGCGACGGTAAACGGCACGTCGATCATGCTGACCTGCACATCGGCTGTGGGAGCGAACGGGAACCGAGTGGGCGTCTATGCGAACGTTTCCGGAGCGCAAACAGAGAGCTGGTCTCCGGCTTACCAGCAACTTAGCGGCGGAGTATCACCAAGCGTGTGGCAAGTTACCCTGAACTTCGCCAACTTACGGCAAAATCCGACTGACATCGATCCAATTCCCACGAATGCCGTGCGTAAGATGCGGTGGACGTACTCCGCGGACTTACAGGCAGGGAGCTTTGCGCGAACCGAGTTTCAGATAGTGGTATCGAACTGGACAGTCAGCGGATCAAATTCAACTTACCAAGTGGCGGGCCCAGGAAGCCGGCGGATCGAGGACGTGGATCCGACAGTGAAGTATTCGGGAATTTGGGACGAGCTGCCAGGAACGACGGTGCCGCTGATATCGACGGGGAATTTTTCAGGCGGCACGATTCACTGCTCAAATACGAAAAACGATTCATTCACGTGCACATATCGGGCGAGCCAGACGCATTCGCTTTACCTGGGGACACGCAAGGCCGGGAGTGGAGCTCAGATATCCGTGGTGGTGGACAATGGAACGCCCGTGGACTTGAGCCTGCTGCTCGTGGGCGAGGACGTGCTGGTGAGGCCGTTCATCGGGACATTTTCCGGCCAGACGCCGCACACGGTGACGGCGACCAATGTGGACGGCAACGCGTTTTACTTTGATTTTCTAGAACTAGCGGTTCCGACGAGCGCGCTTCCGACACTGGCACCGGATACGCGGATGACGCTGGCGACGGATTGGGACACACTACATTCGCAAGCGCTCGCGCCGGAGAGAACGGCATGGATGATTCAGGCGCTGGGGTTCGCGGGGCGGGCCAACCACTATGCAGGGGCTCTTTGGCATTACGAACTCGTTCCGCAAGGGTATGTCTATGCCTCATCGACGGTGACATTCGCCGGTACGCCAAATCCAAACATGGCGGGGAGTTTCACTTACATCAGCATCGGTTCCTATGGTTCAACGGCGTCGCCGACGGTGATCCAGCATCTGACTTTGTTTGGGGATTCGCTGGCGAGCATAGCCAAAGCGTTTGAGCTACTGATCAATAACGGATCGACGGCGATCTGGGCGAGTGCGCAGGGCAACGTTCTGACGATTACGGCGCGGACCATCGGAGCGGCGGGGGATAGCGTAACGATCTGGGGAAGCACGACGCAGACCTCGATGACGGTTACGGTGACAGGAACGCCGATGACTGGGGGCGGGTACCAGTTCGCGGGCGGCAAGGACGGCAGTTGGTACACAGACCTGACCGTAGTGCCGCGCATGAACCGGGCGGCGAGAGACTGGAGCCAAGCGTTTTTCACGGCGCTCAAGGGGTACGGAATTGCGGCGACGGGTGCATTCAGCATGGAGCTGGGGAATGGGGATCCATCGCTTGCGGCGGGAATTGCACAGCGGTATCCGGACGGAAATGCGGTGATGGTGAACACGCCGGCGTTGCAAACCAACTTCTCGCCGACGAGTACGGCGTTCTGGAAGCAGGCGTATCTGGACCTAGCGACGCTGATGGCGAATGCAGGCCAGACTCCCTACTTGCAATTCGGCGAGGTGCAATGGTGGTACTTTCCCGACGACGGATCGGGGATGCCGTATTACGATGCCTACACGACGAGCACGTTTCAATCGACCTATGGGCGCGCGCTGACGGTGTTCACGAATACGAATGTGAATGTGGCGCAGTATCCGCAGGAAACGGCGTTCCTGTCGGGATTGGTGGGCGCGTTCACTACGGCGATCATGGCCTTCGTGCGGCAGACGTATCCGAACGCGAAGTTCGAGGTGCTTTATCCGCCGGACACGAATGACTCGCCGCTCGATACAGCGGTGAATTTGCCAGCAAGTTGGAACCCATCGACACTGAGCTGCCTGAAGACGGAGAATTTCACGTTTACGGGAAGCCGGGACTTGGATCAGGCCAAGGGATCGATCGTGCTGCCGATGCAGATGGGATTCCCCCGGAACCAGAGCGCGCACCTGGTGGGGATCACGGGCTATTCGACGCCGTGGCAGAAAGAAGCGCTACTGACACTGGCGGAGAATGTGGATTCTCTGGTGCTGTTTGCGCTCGACCAGTTTTGCCTGATGAGCTGCGCGGCGCCATTGCCGCTGGGGGCGCGGCGAGCGTTGTTTATGGGAGCGGGCTAA